GAAGAAGTTCGACCTTATTGTCGATCCTTACTTCCCACGTAATCTGGTCCTTGTTGGCCGTCGTGGAAGTAGTTTCCTTGAAAGTGGTTATGTGTACGCACCTTATGTGCCGCTGCAGACCACCCCGACGATCTTCGGTGTTGAAGACTTCGTGCCTCGCAAGGGCGTGATGACTCGATATGCCAAGAAGATGGTTCGTCCTGATATGTATGGACTGGTTATCGTTCGCGATCTAGTTTAGCCATACTTGACGTAAGGTCAAAATAGTTAAAGCCCCGTCTCTTTTGAGGCGGGGCTTTCTATTTAGTAGTAGCTTAATAGAGGTTCTTTTTAATGGCCATTCCAAATTTAAACCCTGCTTCCACAGCAAATTCAAATGTTTTAACAGTGACTGGATCCGCATCCAGCGTTGCCGCGACGTTACCATTTGGAATTTATGCAGGTTCAGATGCGTTCTTATCCGGCGCCGCCGATCAGGTATCTTATACCTATAAAAAGCTCGGCGGCGATGTTCTGGATATTGAATTAGCAGAAGGAAATGTGTACGCTGCATATGAAGAAGCCGTTTTAGAGTACTCTTACATCGTTAATATCCATCAGAGCAAGAATTCGCTTTCCTCTCTGATGGGAGCAACTACTGCCTCTTTTGATCAAGACGGACAAATTGTAAGTGGGGATAGTTTGGAAGGGGTTAATGTCTCTCTGCGCTACCCGCGCTTTGATTATGGTTTCGCACGGCGAGTATCGGAAAGAAGCATTACCGAAGTCGGCTTGGGAGGCACTCTCCCGATCTATTCGGGCTCTTTCTCTAGTGTTTCGGGACAGCAAGATTATAATTTGCAATCTATTTTGTCGTCTTCGTCCGCAACCGAGACATCATCGTCTTTTTATGGACAGATTGATGATAAGCGCGTCGTAATCCGAAAAGTCTTTTATAAAAGTCCCCGTGCAATGTGGAGATTTTATGGATATTACGGTGGTTTCTCTGTTGTGGGTAATATGCGCACCTATGGTCAGTATGCAGATGACTCTACATTTGAAATTGTTCCCACATGGCAGAATAAATTGCAGGCCATGGCATATGAAGATGCTATCTGGACGCGAACGTCTCATTATTCTTATGAAATCAAGAATAATCAGCTGAGACTCTTCCCGCGACCCGATACAACAAGCCCTGACAAGTTCTGGGTGGAATTTACCATTGAAAATCAGTTTAATCCGTGGGAAGAGGGCACCGATCAGCCGAATTCTGGAATTGAAGGGGTTAATAATATGAATAGTCTCCCCTTCCAGAACCTTCCTTATGAAAACATTAACTCTATTGGTAAACAGTGGATTCGCCGGTTTGCGCTAGCGTTAACAAAAGAGATCTTAGGACAGGTGCGAGGTAAATTTTCGACAGTTCCTATTCCTGGAGAGTCGGTAACATTAAATGCTTCTGATTTGCTCACTCAAGCAAAGTCCGAACAGGATCTGCTTCGGGATGAACTCAAAACCACCCTTGATGAGTTAACCTATGGCGAGATGGCCGCCAAAGATTCGACCCTGCAAGATTCTACAGGTAAGGTTCTGCAGAATGTCCCAGCCGGCATCTATGTTGGATAAGAGGGGGGGATAATCCATGGCTAGAAGTAAGAAAACAGAAAAGCAAATTCGTAATAAAAAGGCGACGAAGTATGCAGCCGTTGGTAATGAATCGGTAGAACAGAAACTTCAAGAAATTGAATTCGAGGCTTCTACTCTAGAGACAATTGACCGAGCCTTTTATAAATTTATTGACGAAGAGCTTAATTTATTCGCCACATCTAACGATGGATTTAAGAAGGTGCCCGTTTTATGGGTTACAGCCGAAAGAGCCTATCAAATTAAAGCGTGGCAAAACAAAGAAATTCGGGATTTAAGTGAGCAGACTCTTGTATTTCCCCTAATGACAGTGAATCGTGCCAACGTTGTGAAGGATCCCACCCGAAAAGGCACTGTTTGGGCTAATCTGTATCCTACCAAGGGTGCCAAAGGTGGTGTTATTACGGTTGCGCGCAACATAAATCAACAAAAGACTGCTGAATTTCAAAATGCATACGCTGCTCGATCATACGGACCAGATAAAAATGTGGCCGGTAAGATGAAAAACACTAATAAGAGAAATATGTCGGTCCAGCGCGTCGTTTATGATTCAATTTCAATGCCAATTCCGACTTGGGTTATTATAAATTATGAAGTTGCTCTGCGCTCTGAGTATCAGCAGCAAATGAACGAGATGATGACTCCATTTATTACTATACCTGGAAACTCGCGTACCCCGAAACGCATTACGAGTGAGGGTCATTATTATGAACTTTTTATTGATGGTAATTTTAATAATGCATCCAATGCTGCCAACATTGGTATGGATCAGCGCAACTATGAAAATACTATTAATATTGAAGTGTTAGGATATTTAATCGGCGCCGGGGAAAATGAGGATCAGCCTATTATTGTTAAGCGTGAAAATGCTGTGGAATTTAAGCTTTCGAAAGAAAAGGTAATTTTCGGCGATATACCAGAGACATTGAAGGATGGATTTTATAGAGAATAGATTCTATTGAGCGCCTTCAATACTATTTAATAACGATATCCCAGGTTTAGGAGATAAAAACGAATGTCAGTCAAAAATTTTAGATTTGTATCACCCGGAGTTTTCGTCAATGAGATTGACAACTCACAAGTCCCAGCTTCCCCAGCAGGCATCGGGCCGGTCGTAATTGGTCGCGCGGAAAAAGGACCATCACTGCGTCCAGTAACGGTTAATTCCTTTTCCGAGTTTGTTAATGTTTTTGGTGCACCGTCACCAGGTACTATTGGCGGTGATGTGTGGCGTAAAGGACAATGGAGTACTTCCGCCCCCACCTATGGAGCATATGCTGCTCAAGCTTACCTTAAAAATAGTTCTCCTCTGACATATATCCGCCTATTGGGTGCAGATGCCGACAGTGCTTCCGGCGCCGGTGTTGCTGGCTGGGACGCCGGCACCAACGGCAAGGCATGGGGACTTGTTGTTTTTAGCAATGATGCCTATCAGGGTCTCTCTAGTGCGGGAGCTTCGCAGAGTGGTTCTCTTGAGGGCGCCCTCGCAGCTATTTTTTATACAACCGGTGCCAGCACTTACTTACAGATGAGCGGCGCCATCGCTACCCTTAGTGATAACCGAACCGTCGACGTTGGCGATGCGGGCTGGGCCGGCGGTACCAACACCACCGGCTCTAATGTTGTTGTTAAGGATACAGGCAAAGCATACGAGTTCCGAATGATTATTAATAATTCGGATTATAATAGTTCGAATGTCACAACAGTCTTCAACTTTGATCCCAACAGCGCGAAGTATATTCGTAAGGTGTTCAATACAACCCCACAGCGAACCAATACTGATATCGTGAGTGATGAACAAAACTACTTCCTTGGTGAAAGTTTTGATCGCCATATGAAATCGGTTATTACGGCAACTGCTGGCAAAACCTTTGCTGCCGTTATCAATCTTACCAATGCTACTGACGGCGATTCCGACAACTTCCGCGCAGGTGTTCAAAGTTCAGAAACGCCTTACATTATTGGTTGCGACACTGCACAACGCTCTAACGGAAGTTCCAACAATTATGATATTCAGGCAATGCCTGCGCTCTTCCGAGTAATCGGACTCAATGACGCGGGTGATTGGACCAATCGAAACCTGAAAGTTTCAATTCAGGATATCAAAGTTTCTTCAAATGAGAGTGACCCTTATGGTAGCTTCTCTTTGGTTGTACGTCGCTTAAGCGATTCTGATAACGTAGTACAGGTTGTGGAGCAATTCAACGATCTTAATTTGAACCCCGATTCCCTTAACTACATCGCACGCAAGATTGGTGACAAGTATACTACTTGGAACACTACAGAGCGCCGCTATGTGGAGGTGGGCGATTGGGACAATGTTTCCAAGTATATCCGCGTTGATATGAATGAAGACGTCGTCGGTTCTGATGCATCTCTTCTTCCCTTCGGTTTCCGAGGAATCATCAAGTGGGATGATGAAGCAGCCCTGTACGCGTCCACTGCCACTGGCAATTGGGTTGATACAAATACCGTAGGTCCCGAACAGCGCCCGTCCCCAGGCAGTCTTGTGAC